TGACTTACCCCGAAAGAACGGGTACGGAAAGGCTGGGACTTGGTACGTAGCCGGTGTTTCTTCTTCCTCGGACTCAGCTTCGACGACGTAGTTACCTTCCTCGTTAGTCTCTGCCTCTGCTACTTCTTTACCAAGCACGATAGGCGTAGTGATCTTGCCCTTGTGCGGACAGCCCTCGCAGCCTGACGGGTTGGATTTCTCAAACGTCGAACAGAAGTGAGGCCCCCCGCTACGTTGCAGATCACGCACCTTGATCTCGACTTCCTCGGGGTCATAGCCGGGATGCCGCTCCGACATCTTGTGCGCGGCGTTGATACCCTCTTCACAGAACGCAGCTATAGATAAGGCCGAACGCCACAGGTTGTAGTCTATGGTGTCTTGGTTCTGGAAGCAGTGAACTAGCTGCTGGCACCCGTCGCCGTTGGCTGAGCGCAGCATAATGGTCTTAAACTTGGACACTCTGTTGCCCATGAGGGCAAGCGTGAGCGCACTGCGCTTTATGTCTCGGCGTGGGGCGAACTTCTTCTCGGTCACGCCCATGATGGAGCGCAACTCGTCCGGGTCACACTCTGGTGCTGGGGCTATAACTTCTACCGTAGAGGCAGGGTCATCCTTGAAGTTCAGTGTCCCCGGTATGCGCAGTATTCGCGCCGGTTCAAAGCATTTCGGGTCTGCAATAAGGCTGTGGATGCGGCACAGCTCCGCTAGCCGGTCGTTTAACGGTTGCCAGCGGTCTCTACCAATCACCTCATCGAACACCCAATAGGCGTGGATGCCCCTACCAGAGTTAACCAGTATGGGTTTGGGTAGTCCTACTGTCCGGCAAAACCGTTGCAGTTCTTGTAGACCAGTTGCCTGATCGATGTAGCCTTCGCCTTTTTCGGCTTTATCTTCTCCACAGTCGATGTCGATCCAGAGTGCCTTGAAATACTTAGCGTTCTCACCGAGTCGATTATCTCCAGTTTCAAATTTAGCGCAGCCAAAGTACAGGTTGTATTCTTCTCCCACCCATCTAGCTGCTAGCTCATCTACCTCTTCTCTGGTTTGTACAAGTTCTTGCTTAACTCGTTTGCCTTTGATTCCCACGACAGCGAACCAGCCCTCAGGTGCTAGTACTGCATCAAGCAGGTCAAAGTTTGTCATTATTTATAGGGCAAAAAAAGGGAAGGATTGCTCCTTCCCGATAGGCCAAGCGGGTTGGCCCCAGTCAGCTACGTCGCTTTAGTAATTTGTTGATAGCCGCATGGTATCTAGGATGCGGAATGCGTTTACCAACGAACCAGTTGTAAGCAGTCTGACGACTTATACCGAGCTTCTCAGTCAAGGCGGTGACGGGCATCGAGGTAGTGATGCAGAATTTACCAAGCATCACACCCAGCGACGACGCATCAGCTTTCTTGTTCTGCTGAATGATGTGTGCGCTATACCCGTAACTCATCAGTCTTCCTCACTCCAAGCGTTCACTACGTCTGCGAGGCTTTTCTTTGACGACGCATCTGCTGCGACTTCTGCCTTTTTCGACGCACGCTTAGTAGGTTCAACCACCTTATCATCTTCCGCGTCTTTGTCCACCTTCCTGCTAGCAGGAGCGACGCTTTCAAACTCCTCGTCATTATTGTCTCCGCCCTTATCAACAACGGCAACGGTAAGAGTCACTGCCTTCTGTGCTTCTGTAGAAGCAACAGCCTCATCAACAACGGCTTGCAACTCAGGGTAGCTTGCAACAAAGTCAACGGCACGGCAGCGCACCACCTGATTGTCGTCATCATCAAAGCTGAGTTCAGTAATGACGCCGTCGATGTTCTCGCCATTAGCGATCACGTAGTCGATGTAAGCGTTCAACGGGAACAGCTGTCCAGCACCCTTACCAAAGATAGACTTAGATGCCAGCTTGATCTGGTACACGTCACCTTGGTTGTTGCCACCTACCTCATCCGGCATGACTACAGCGATGCGACGCTCGAAGCGGCAAGCACGTGTGCTACCTTGACCTGAACCCTTGATGTTCTGAGGGCATGTCTCGCAGCTCTTGCCTTGTGGTGCCTTAGCAGTTGGGTCAGGCTTCACACCATCGTTCGACCAGCAGTCAGGCGGCGTAGCTTCCGCGCTAGGGTCAAAAGCTTTCATGTAGAACGTGCGCTGTGCCGATGCCTGAGCGACACCCACCATAACAACACGCAGCGGTACAGGTAACTTGCCAGCTGTATCACCGTTAACTACGCGTACGAACTTACCGTTGCGGGGCGAGATGCGCTTGAGCTTGCTACCGCTCTTCATCAGGCTCTGAGTCAGAGCACTGGGTGCTTTCTTACCTGCGAGTGTTACGTCACCACGGCTTTTGAAAATAGAAACTTCGTTGCTCATGTGTATAGCTCCTTTATTTACGCCCACGACGGACGACAATTTTATACTTACTGTCTACTAACATCCCCGGTGGGAACTTGTCAGGGTTCTCATCTACAAACTGCTTCATGTTGCTCTGGTGGATGCGGCGTTCTAGCAGCCCGTACGCATCGTTATCTTTGACGAAGTTGTACATAGAGTCCCAGTCGTTAGTCCAGTAGCGTGTAGCCACGCTGCGGATGATTGTGCCGATTGGGGTTCTGATGCTATCCGCACCGTTCTCTTTGCACAACTCAAGCATCTCTTCAGATAACACTTCAAGCTGCTCGTTCAGTTCACGGTGCTTATCTTCATACTGCTTTGTAAGCTCGTCCCGCGCATCTCGTATCTTCAAATATAACTCTGCCAGCTTGTCTGCTGGGAAATCAGTTATGTCCATGCTAGCTCCTATAGTTATAGCGTGGGGTCACCGAGGTAGGAAACTAGTGATGCGAAAAGGATAGCCTCGGCCCCCACTGCCGGTGTTATTAGCGCCACCTCCGGCTGGGCTACTTCAATTAGTTACAGTACGTATGGCAGTTGTTACCGTAGGGGTCACAGCATGTGGTGCAATAAACAAACCTACCGTTTGCTTGATAGGAATGTGAATAGCAGCCAGCGTAAACAGTCCCGGCGGCAACAAGTGCCCAGATTGCTATCAGATACTTCATACATCCTCCCTAGTTAAATGGTGGACTACTCGCTGCGTCTATCAAGTGCCGCCTGTATACCCTTTCGGGTTCGGTAGACACGGATAGCATCCGCTTTCGTCCGTAACTTCAGTATACAACATAGATTGACATTGTCAACTACTTTTCTGTCAATTCTTGTTTATACAGTTCGATAATCTTATTGTGGTTGGTTATGTTGTTACGTAGCATGTGGTACATCCTTCGCTCTACTTCGCTACCCCGTATGTGCACCACGGTCATGGCGTTCTTCTGTCCGGGGCGGTTGATCCGTGCGTTTGCCTGTAAGTAGGTTTCAACACTAGTGACAGGGGCGTACCAGATTACTACATTAGCCGCAGTTAGTGTAAGCCCATGGCTAGCTGCCTGTGGTTGAATGATTAACACCTTCGGGTCTTGCTGATCTTGAAACGCGCTTATCAGATCGTTACGTTGCCCCAAAGAAACTTGCCCACTAATAACGCCGCACGTTATGCCTTCCTTGGTTAGGTGCTCTTTGAGTAACCGTATGGTGTGCGAGAACGGCACGAACACCAGCACCTTGTGGCTAGCTTCTTCAATGACTTCCTGCACGATGCGCAGTCGGTTCGATACATCAAACTCGATAACTTCTTTCGTATCGGAATACACCGCGCCACCAGAAATCTGTAGCAGCTTGTTAAGCTGCACCGCAGCATTGACTGAGGTTACTTCTTCTCCGGCAGCTTGCATGACCATCAGCTGCTTGAGCGTCTGGTAATACTTGTTTTGCTGAGGGGTCAGCGGTGCGTCACGGTCTACGTAGGTAACTTCTGGCAGGTCAAGGCACTGCGCTTTCTCGAACCTGATCGCCGGTTGCAACGCGTTGTGCACTATGACTTCTGCATCAGGGCGTGGCACCCAGCGGAACTCACCGATCTTCGCCATGACTTTGTCGCGGAACTGCCCGTAGAACTTAGGTATCTTCTCGGGGTTGACTAACTTAGCTAAGCCGAACGCATCGACTGGCGATTGCGCAGCCGGGGTGCCAGTCAGCATCCACAACCAGCGGTCAGGGGTGTTAAGTGTTTTGAGTGTCTTCCAGCGGTTAGTCTGTATGTTCTTATACGCAGACGCTTCATCGATAACGATAAGGTCAAACCCACCGTTGGCTATGTCATCTTGGACTATTTCAACCCCGTCGAAGTTGATGATGACGAACTCGGCTTCCCCGCTAACTACAGCCTTGCGCTGATCACGTTTGCCGTACGCAATGTCGCACGTGCGGTGCACAGCAAAGCGGAACAAGTCCTGTTGCCATGCTGACTTCATAATAGATAGAGGGCAGACGATAAGCACTCGACGTATCGCGCCTATGTTCATCAGGTAGTCTGCCGCCCAGATAACAGCAGCGGTCTTGCCGGTGCCTTGCTCGTTAAAGCAAAACGCTTTCTTACGTAGGGTTAAGAACGATGCGGTTTCTTTCTGGTGCGCGAACGGCTTGAACTGTCCGGGCCACTTGTAGTCTCGCGTGATGGTAGACGGAACATTCTTTATGTTCAACTTTGCTAGCTCCTGTACTTCGTTTAGTCCGTAGTAGACGGCGACATCGTGCATCCCGTCAGGGAGCCAGCCGATGATTTTGCTCTTCTTGATCTTCTCCGTGACGAGGTGCGGACGCCTCGTCCGAATGACGATGACTTTATTGTCTAGTACTTCCATTTATTTTTTACGTTCGCGTTTGCTTACTTCAGACTTCAGGCTACGATCAGAGCCACGCAGGAATGACCTGTTAGCTCCGGCGCTCTCGACCTTCAGACCTGTGGCGTTGCTGCCGCCTTTAGATAACGCTTTGGTGTGGGCTACATCTTTGCCGTCACCCTTGTGCACCTTGCCGTCTTTCATCATGTCAGCACGTGCTTTGTTACGCATAGCGCGTTTCTTGAGTTGCTCGGGGGTGCCTTGATACTGCTCGTACTCTTTCTTGTACGGGCGAGGTTTGTTAACGTATGGCATCTCTCGGGTCCTTCCGTAAATTAAAGTAGGCGTTAGGTGAGAAGGGTATACGCTTCATTTTGTACTTCAGATATAGTGCAGCACAGATAAAAGCACCGTTACTCACGTACTCACCTACGTCACGCTCTATCTTGTGCTTCCAGCCGTAGCTACCCATGCTGGTGTTAATTGTTTTCCTGCGGTTGAGTGCGTCATAACCAAGCAACCACTCGACCACCGTTATAAATTCTTTCGGGTTTATCGACCCCCCGTCTCCACCTGCCTTGATCGTTTGTAGCCCGTTGTTGCATAGTCCGGGAGTTGCTTCTACTACGGCAGCAATACATTCTTTAGCTTCGTCTACAGTCATTACCCTCTCCTGTTATGTGTGCACTCCGTAACAGGACAGAACTTACATAACGGCCCCGTTACAGGGTTCCACACGTCGGTTTTCATAGCTGC